TTGCTTTTATATTTTCCATTTATATATTATATCAAAAATCACAGGCAAAGTCAAGAACTAAATTTACGAAAGGTAAATTTCATCTAAAATATCTTTGAAGTGTGTCTCTAAGATACTTTTACTTTCTGCCAATGATAATATTTCCACTAGTCCCTCAAACAAATTCTTTGAATTATTAAAGTCTAGTTTCATTGCTACTCCGTCCTTTGATGGTTTGAAGTCCCCATCAAAGTCGAGGTAATACTTTCTTAAATGTAGATACTCTACATCATAAAAAGTATTTATAGTTAATTTGACTTGTTCCGTCCCCTCCTCATTTTCAGAGATAACTTTTTCATACATCTCAGGGGCTTCATGCAACTTCATCGTTTGTTCCTTAGTATAGAACTCAAAGGTTGTATACTGGTAACATTCTTAGGTTGTAATAGGCGATAACTGTCAGTATCCCAACAAAACAGTAATACTGAATCGGTGGTTTCCTTAGCACGATTCTTCTTGCTTTGGATATACTTGTTATCGAAGTCTAGGGTACAAACATTATACTTTAATTTTCTACTGTTTGTTGACCTATAGGTTATGATTGCGTCTCCACAATCAGATACAGTTCTTATGAACTCATCTTTTCTCACTATAATACTCCATTACTATTAAGAAAACTCTTTCCCTTTAGTAATGGGTAGTATTAATTAGCCATTGTTGATGTTATTAAGTACACCTGTAAAGTAAACAGAAGCTTTACCAGTCAATTTGTCGATAATATCTGCATCGACTTCTTGACCTGCGTCAGTTAAAGCACTTGTTAGTGCAGCAGCTGCGTCAGCTTTTGATACTCTACCACCACCAGTTGAACCGCCTGATTTAGCAGCTCCAGTAGCGGGTGACTTCTTGACATAAACTCCAGCTTTTGTAAGTATCATTCTGACACCATTAGGGCTTTCGCCTAAGTGTTCAGCGATATCTTTCACAATTTCCATGCTAGTCTCAGGGGTAGGTTCCGCCTCATTATACATTTCTACTGCTTCTTGCTTTGATTCATCTGTCCAAGCCATTCTTCTTCTCCGTTTGTTTCTGAGAGCCTCAGGCATGCCGTGGCACCACCCTGTTAAATCTCTCATTTGGTTATAATATCTATCACTCATTAATATATATTATACAGAAAAATGAGTGCGATGTCAAGAACTATTTTTTACTAAGTATAACTTAAGCTTTTAATATAGTCCAATTTCTCCTGAGCGTTTGCAGCTATTTCAATCTGCTCGTCTATTGCTCCAACGATGTCGGCATGTTCACCGATTCCTACTGGGTTTTGTAAGTACACTCTGATATTAACTTCAGCTGCGGCTATTTCACCCTTGTATTTAAGCGCTAATGCGTCTCTTAATCTATCATTCATGTTTTGCTCCTGCAAAGTTCTCTTATATATGCTCTGCACCACCTTCTTCTTGCATCTTCACTGAAAGCTAATTGCCAACAGAGAGGAGTTATTACTAAAAGCATTACTACATATATAACCATGTGAGTATATTTATACCTCACTATTAATTCGCCTCCTGGTGTAAGTTTTGCCATATAGCTAATGATTGGGTGAGTTCTATACACACTCATTAGCCATGTGGAAATCCATACAGCAGAGACCACTGTCCATAATTCCATTTTTGCACTCCTTATGCTCTTTAGATATTTATATCGTACTTGTTTAAGTGTCTTAAACTACCTAAGTCATAAGCTGCGAAATGGGCATGGTAACCGCCCTCTTTTATATGTCCAAAGTATGGACTATCAAAATTTGTTAATTCTATTACATAGACATGATATATCCAACTATCATATCTTTTATCAAAACTTCCTTTAACTATTCTAGCAGGAAGGTCGTGTCTAGCGCACCATACTTTCTCACCTGGCTCAAAGGTTTCTGATACACACTCGTCAGGCAAATATCCTATTTTAGCACCACTACTGCGTTCAGTACTAGGTCTCTTTTGTGGAACTCCTACTCTATCTAATAGATTTCTTACGAATGTAGTAGAACGATATAAAGCTTGCGCTATGCTAGACACGGGTTGTTCGTCTAAATACATCTCTATTGATTGTTTAATTTCGTAGTCTGTTGCCTTTCTACCTCTATTTTGTGCTCTTCTCTTTGCTCTATGTTGTAGAGTGTCTTCAAAATCTACCATAATACTATTTAGTCTAGTAGTATTATAGGTAATGTTAAGCATGGAACATGCTTCTTTTTTTGTTATTGGTTGGTCTGCGTTAAGATGGTCTAATACTCTTTGTAAATTAGCATCATCTAATTTTTCGTGTCCTTTCTTTCTAATTGTTCTCATTGCTTCCTAATAGTATAATTGAATAGTGAATAATTTTTAACAGGTCTAGTTCATTTCTACCTGCTTTCTTTCCATAGCGTTTTGCATACTTTATAATATTTCCTATACAAAATCCTTCGCCATGTCCTGAGTCTATAATGAACTCGGTTGCTTGTATTTTATCTGTACTATAGTGCTGGTCATAAGTATTGTCTATATAGACCTGCAACTTGGTTAATATTTTATCCTCGTTAAATTTATACTTAGTATCTACACTATTGTACTTAGTTTTCTTACTAAATAACGCCATTTATGAACTTTCCCAAAACTCATCAGCAAGTTGGTCTAGCATTTCACTAGGATATATCGACTCTCCGTTAACTTCATACTCAGCATGCCAATCGAAGTCCTCAACTGTGGTATCAATACTAGGGTACATTTCATTAAATAACTCTATTAGTTCCTCTCCATCAGTTTCATTACACTCTCCTTCAATAGAGTCCCAATCGTCATATTTTTCTGTCTCAAAGTATTGTTTGCCCATAAAGTTTCTAAACTCATCTTCATATGTCATGGTAGCACCTACATTATCATCATACTTATTAGCAAAGTATTCTAATATATTTAGTACTAACTCTACTGGCTGTCTCCATGCTGCATATCCACTAATGTAGCAGTCTTGCGCTTCTTCAATGTTGCACCACTTAGCACCAACCTCTCTACAATACCAATCATATGAATCATTTAAATACCCATCATTGTCAAATGACTTATCTACATTATTCATAAAAGGTTGATTCTCTATTTCAGCATAATCTTCATAATCATAAGGGTTGCCATCATAATCATTTCTAGTACCTTTTATTGTTTTAATTGATGAATTAAATTCTTCATCAGTTAATCCTTCTATACTTATATTAAAATATACATGATTTGCCATTATATGTCTCCTTTTGCTCTTACTTCTGAACGAACTACCTCAAAACCATTTGGGTATCTTTGCTCTAGTTTTTTGATGTTTTCTTCCATTACTTCATGTGGTGTGAATCCTAAAGCTGTGCAGCCTTGTACCCAATACCAAAGAACATCTCCTAGTTCTCTTTTCATATGGAATATTTCATCTTTTGTAAACTGTGTGTCTGCTTGGAATATTTTTTTCTTTACTACTTCTGCGAACTCTCCACTCTCAGCCATCATACCGATAACTGATGTTAGTAGTCTTGCTACTTGCATTTCTTCTGTTCTGTGTTCACCTTGTACACTTGTAGTTCCTTGTAGCCTATCCATTCTGGCTGTCATTTTGTCTGTGTTTTTGCTTGTCTGTGAGGTTGTTATATCTACGAACCTTGCGTAGTCGTTAAATTTTTGTTGGTCTGTCATGTCTGTCCTTAATGTGTCTGTTTATTCTTTTTATACCACTTAGCTAACCAAGTGTCTATCTGTAGCTCAGTCCAATTACTTGGAAAGTATACTGATAAGTAAGGTCTATCTCGTAATACGACTCTCATAGTCGGCATAGTCCTCGTTCCACCAATGTGGTTTGTCTCTAAATTTCCAGCTTGCAAAGGTAGCTTTATCTAAGTGGTAATAGTCTCGATAAGATTGAATAGGATTACTATAGTCCTTAAGCTCGTCTGGCATAGCTAAACCAAATTCTGTAAAGCCTACTCTTTGCATATTTACTGGTTCTGGTAATTTATTTACTACTTCGTGTATGGACTTATGTTCTTTGCCATATCTGTATCTATACTCATCGTTCAAAGCATTGCCATAGCAGTGTGTCCACTCGTGGTTATCTAATGATGAACGAGCCCAAATAGTACATGGGTGATTATACATCATAGGTAGATAAGGTGTGATTGGTCTTTCTGCTGGGGGTAGATGTTTTATCTTTGCTTTTTCTTCATTGAGCACATCTCGCTCTTCTTTGTTGAGTGCACGAGGTACAAAGCCTAAGAACTTGTCAATCCATATGCTTGTGCATAGTATTTGAGCAACTTCTAGTGGCATCTTAACAATGTGTT